ATGCGACTACCATTCTTTTCTACATTTGTAAGATGTTTTACACGATTACGAGTTGCTTCTAATCTTGTTTTTTCTTCTTTCATTACCTGCGCCCAAATGTCAGGACTTTCTACAGCAAGATCAGTACGTTCATAATACTTACGATCACCTACAGTAACGTGTACGAATACAGGTTCGTCTGTAACTTCACCTTCTGAAACAACACGAAGGTTCCTGATGATTCTACGTGCAGTATCTAATCTATATAGAGTAGCTGCTTTTTCATCATCCCATTGGAAATCTTGATGGATAACAGAATCTTTGTGTCTTGCTTCCTTCAATACCAACTCTGGCGTTATTTCACCAAATCTATCACGTATACCTTCAAGTAAAACACCAGCATCATTAGCGTTAGTTTTGAATCTAACACCTTCTTTCCAAGCATATTCCATATTAAAAAGGCAAGAAATGGGGCCAAAGTTTGCTTTTTAGCCCCAGATTATAATTAAGCAGCCAACTTCTGTTGTTCTGCAGGAGGTATTAATGTAAATGTACCAAACGTGCCACCACGCTCCATACGCCATTCACCAACACCACATGAAAAACCAGCAAGCTCAAAGAGATTCAACAACTGTTCAGATGAAATCTGATCTTTGTTGTATCTTACATTGAGTCGTACAGACCATTCATTGAACTGACCACGGAATCTAATATCTGTAGTCTGTTGAATTTTAACCATGTCTTCACGAATAACAGGAGGTGGTCCATATATACGTACAAGATCACCATCATCAGGAATGACATAGAACCATGCTTTAGCATCAGTCATAGTCATACCTTCTACCTGTTTAGCTGCTCTAACTGCAGATGATTTAAAACCTACAGCAGGAAAACCATAGGGACCATCAGGATGTTTACCATCACTACACAAATAAAGTGAATCAAGAAAATCCTGTTCTGGATTTTTAGGTTCACGACCTTTGGAAGCTTTCTTCATCTGCTTGTCTAGCATTTGTTTCTTAGCTTTCTCAGACCATTTGTGTTGTATCATAGGTTGTGTACCATAAACATCGAATGATACAGTTTCGATATTTGGTTTATTGATTACAATTGGATTACTCATAAGCTCCCCTTACATAGTAATTTTAGGCTTGTTATCAGCTTCAAATGGGATTGTGTCTTCTGGATCTGCAGAACTCTGATTGTTTCTGTTATCCATAAGAGCAACCTTGTTTACCAAGAACTCTGACTTACGGCCTTTACTACCATCTTGGTTATCCCAAGTACGTTCTCTGAACTGAGCATTACGTACCAACAACTTGTTGCCTTTTTTACAGTACTTGACAACAACATCTGCAACAGGACCATATGCAACACAGTTGAACCATGTTGGCTTATCCTCACGATTATCGTCTTTAACTGCCATTGACCAGTTGGCAAAGGTTAGACCTTTTGCAGTTTGTCCTGTTTCGATGTCACCACCGATATTACCTAAAAACATACATTGATTCATGATGTCTCATTGAATTATAGATTATGAATTAATATGCTACCTACGTCACACCAATGCTTAGAAGCAGTAATCCTATAGATGTACTTATCTTCTTCACATAGTGCATCGCAAACAGCCTTAATCAGGTTATCAAGATCAGGTCTTACGTCATGAGGACTGCCATCTCTTAACAACCTTTTCTTCTTCGACCAAGAACGAGGCATGGGCATACAAAACTGTATGCTGATAGTCCTTGATAGAATGAAGTTGTTATAAGCTGCTGCTTCTCTTATTTCGTCTGCGAACTTTCGGTACCTGAGAACTGCTGGTCTTTTCTTCCATCGGTCCGCTTGTGTTTGTCTTGGTTTGCTTACTGGTGTCAATTCCAGTTTTAGAAACGAATCCATATGTTTCTTCACTTTCTAATTGTGTATCCCATGCATTGGATACTGTGTACTCATGGACATGCTTGTATAAGTAACAATGCTCATCCACATCAGCACGAAAGACATAATCATTCACACCTTGTGCGATTGATATATGTCGTAATAAAGTCCACTCTAACTTTTCGTATTCAATCAAGTTACCTGCTCCATCAATTATTGTTTTCATTTGTTTGGTAATTTAATTGGTTCCATAAACTTCTTTGGTTTTTATCAACAATCTGAAAATCTAATTCATCTTGTTCAGCTAAAGAGTAAATATAATCAGCTAATAACAATCTCTGTTGATGCTTGGTTTGTGTGTCAAACTGATTTTTATCAACATCTATCTCTATAACCACTCTGTATTCACTCATAAATTTTAGTAGTTAGATTTGACAAGATTCTGTAAACAATATTCTTTAATAAGATACTTCCTTTTATGTTTCTCCATACCAGCATTGATTCTATCTAAGTAGTATTTAGCTGTTTTACAGAACTCTTTCCATTCTTTCTGTTCTTCTTCTAAATTACGTTTGCGTTCTAGTTCTGCTGGTGAAGGCTTTGGGTTTAGATAGTCGTATGCAATATGAGTTTTTTCTGGCAGCTTCTTCAATGCATCACCTAATAATCCTTCCCAGAATTTTGTTATGAACTCTGCATGTTCATGCGTACAAAATATAGGCGTTTTACCTAGTTGGTACATAAGTTGGCCTTTGTGGAAAAAGCCAAATATAAAATTATGTTTTTGATTCATAAGTCCTCATAGTCATAGTTACGTCTTACATCTTCTCCATGAAACTCTATCCATGTTGTAGAATCTCTGTCTGCTAACCTGGAATAGAATGCTTCACCAAAGATACCCATTACTTCACCACGTTCCATATTAGTCGTGATGATGAACGGCCTCATATTACCGTGCCGTTCAGAAATCAAATACATTAACTGTTCTACCTCGAACTGTGTTGCAGTCTGTGATTTATCTGATTTAAGTTCGTCAATGAACAAAAGATCTGCATGGATTGCAGGGCGTAAGAACTGTTCCATGTCTTTTATAGTCTCGTCTTGAAATACGCCCCGCATTTTTAGAAGCCAATTGTACCAGCGTTTAATCATCACGCTTTTACCATCAGCATAGAACTGTTTAGCAATTGCTACTGCTAAAGTGGTTTTACCTGTACCAGGAGGACCAGAAAGTATTAAGGAGTATTGTTTTTTAATATCATCATAAAGATCCCATGGTGTTCGATCTAAGCCTTTTAGGAAGTTGTAGTTATCAATATTGTTAAGTGTAAAGTCTGCATGTTTCATAACACCAGCTTCCTGCAGAAACTCCATTAGCTTTTGTTGTTTCTGTTCTTCACTAGGCTTTACTTCCAAGAATCTTACTTTCTCTACACCATCCTCAATAACCCATTCAAATGGACGATCAGTAGTTTCTTCGTAAGTAAGCATTCCTTTATCTCGTTTCCGAGCCGAGTCTCTGCATCTTTTGATTAAGGTCAACAGATAATCTTCTGCCGATTGTTTGCTTACTGTTTCTTCTTTGGGCTGCTCTATAGTTTTCTTCTTTTCTTTGATTAGTTGCTTTATGTCTTCCAAGTTCTGTGTTGTTGTAGAAGTCATCGAATTTCTCTTCAAATATGATTTCAGTACGTCTTGCCCAATCGTAATACTTTGCACCTTTGGGAAATTGTTTAGCCAC